AACTATTTCTGATACTAACTGGAATCGATTACCCCAATGGAGAGTTAAAGGAAATGGTTGCTACTTCTAGTATTTTAAATGTTGCCGATATAGTATCGAGCGATCTAAGAGACGTTAAATTAGACCCAAAATTTATACAAGAATATAACCTAACAGATTTTGAAGAGCGAGTAATCCAATCTGCTGTGCTAGTAGACACGGGGATGACCGCATACCAAGCCAAACACTTTGTAGCCAATAGTCAGATTACTCCATACAAGCGTGTACGCCAGTGCTTGATGGAGTTAGAAGTGCGCTATCATGCTTACCAAGAAATCAAAGCCAGCTTGCGCAAGGCAGAAATCATGCGCATGAAGTGGGTCAGACAACAAGAACAAATAGAAGATCCCTTAGATAAAGAATTAATACAGATTGATATCGATAAAAACGACTACGATATTACCATTTGGAAACGCAAGATTCGTCAAAGCGAAGTTGAAATGCGAGCATTCTTAGATGTAATCGGAGAGCATGCTAAAACAGACGAGGAACTGGTATACTTTTTAAAGACCAACGAGCAAGAAGAAAAGGACTACTGGATCGCTCGTATGGGCAAACAGGCAGCGTTGGACATTGTAGCCTTTGGTCGTGTAGGTTCCGGCAATATGGATTCAATCGCTATGATGGCTAGAGAAGATCAATTGTCTGCACTGACAACCGCCATGCAGTATTCAGGTCTGTTGAATGCCGGTCTACACAAGATCAGCGTGGGTGTACAGGATAGTATCGATCAGTATCTTGCTGGAGCATCGACCGAAATCCCAGAAGTACTAGACAAACCCGATGAAAATATTCAGCTTACCTCTCAACCCAAAACTAAACCAGAAGCAATATAACGAGTTTCTTGGTTTTCTAAATCAATACAAGGACTGGATCTACGACGTATATTTTACCAGTCGTATAGCTCCTTTTGATCAGGATGCCATGGGTGATGTTTTTGTCATCCACGAAGAAACTGCTATCGATTGTATCAATAGTGCCTTGCACATACAAAATACTCTAGGTATAACTGTAAGTGCCACATTTAACAACATACACGTCAAGCCTGATCAAAAAAATCTTGATCTCTTTATCAAGAATTTTAGACCTTTATATGCTGCTGGCATACGAAATGTTACACTGCCACACACTCAATGGCTACTGACTGGTAAGATACAGGCTGAATTCCCTGAACTGTTTATCAAAAATACCATACTACGTGATGTCAATCGAGCCAATCAAGTCTATGAATTGGCCAAGGCCGGATTTGCTTATGTTAATCTAGACAGAGATTTAATGCGTGACCGAGATGAATTGATTAAAATACAAAAGATTAAAAAGCAGTATCCTAACTTAAAAATCAGTCTATTGACTAATGAGGGCTGCGTTGGCAACTGTGCTATCATGCCCGAACACTATCAGTACAACTGTACAAGAACAGCACAGGATCCGCAGTATTTTACCAGTAGCATAGCTCGGATAAGTTGTCAAAAGTGGGATGTAGAAGATCCTGCTGTCATGTTAAAGACAGCAAACTTGCCTCCATGGCGTAGTGACTGGTTGGAACTGCTAGATTTAGGTATAGATACTTTTAAGATGCACGGTAGAGAAAGTATAGATCGTCTAGCAGAAAGTATACGCATCATTATTCGCTTTGCCGCAGGCGAAGAAATATTATTTGATAACTTTAATGAATATCTAGAAGATACTAATCTAGTGGACAAACCCATAGATGCATGGCGCAAGATTATTAAAAATTGTAAATTTGACTGTTGGGATTGCGGATATTGTGATCGTATCTACAGCAAAAAATCTGGCCAACTACAAGATCCGCTAGTGCTACAAGTAGTAGACATTATAGCCTATCATGATAATTTGACCTTGCCTGAAACCGATATACAAGGTCTTACTAGCCAACGTGTTAGAAAATTACTATACGAATTAGCCGGCATCAGTAAGACTTATTTGGAGATAGGTTGCTTTCATGGTGCCACTGGTACAGCAGTATTAGATGCCGATATTAAAAATGCCTACTTTGTAGACCACTGGCAAGAAAATATCCAACCAGCTAACGGCGAACAATTACCAGCTAATGATAAACAAACATTTATTGCCAACATTCGAGCACATAAAAAATCTACAGATATCAAACTTTTTGACTGTGATTTGTTTAGTGTAGATACGAGCGAAATAAAAGATGTAGATTTTTTCTTTTATGACGGCCCACATGACGCCGAAACAACTGCTCAAGCAGTTGAGTACTATGCCAAATGCCTAAGCGACACAGCAGTAATAGTATTTGATGACGCTAATTGGGCGGGTGTAGTAGACGGTGCTCAAATTGGTATACACAAATCTAAACTCACTGTAAAATATGAAAAGATACTACTGAACGATCAAGAAGATTCTGCTGAATGGTGGAACGGACTATATATTGTCGTAGTTTCGAGATAGGAAAAAAATGGAAATTTTTAATTATTTGGGCGACGAGATTTACCTATTTGTTTTGATTTCAATAATGGTAGTCAGCGGTATCGCTAAAGAAAAAAGTTTATTTGCCGGCACCTACGGGTTTTTAAAAAGTAAATTTAAAAGCAATCGAGTGGTTATCATGTTGTTGAGTTTTGTCTCAGGCATACTACCGATCGAAGGCCGGGCCACTGTATCAGCTGGCATCTTAGATACAGCAACCGGCACCAACGGTGATAACGCAAGTCGTAAAAAATTAGGTATCATTGATTTTTTGACTACTCATCATTTTTACATGTGGAGTCCAATCGAAAAGCCAGTGCTATTACCTATGGCGGCATTTGGCCTAGGTTATAGTGCTTGGATCGGTATGTTATGGCCATTGTTATTAGTCAGTGCCTTGTTTATCATTTCATACTGTTGGCTAGCCGTAGATGAACATGAAGTAGTGATTTCGGAATGTCCAGAATCTTCCACATTATGGGATTTTATCAGGAATACACTACCGTTCTTAGCGGCCATTGTGGCCTATATGGCTATGGGCGGTGAAGGTCCGGAAGCAGTGTTTTCTGTATTCGGGGCTCTACTATTATATTATGTTATTTCCACCAAGACGTATGATTTAAATAAATTGGTTGGTTATGTGAATTGGACCACAGTGGCAATCGTTGCTGTAGTCTTTGCGAGCTCGGGCTATATGCAAGAACATCGCACATGGTTTGAGGAAGGTGTTCAGAGCATCGGTTTGGATATGCACACTTTTAAAGGTGTGTTTTATATCAGTTTACTTACGTTTTTAGCAAGTTTCTCAATGGGGTCAGACGGCAAGTTCGCCGCCCTGACTGTTTTAATGGCAAGTGCTTTCGGTAAGGAATACTTACTGTGGTTCTTTGCTTTGGATTATTGTGGTTACTTGTTAACCCCAATGCACGAGTGCGTTATGATAGGCAAACGTTATTTTGGTACCAGCCTAACAACATATTATACCGCACTTATAGCCTGGGCTGTTTTACTTCTATCAGTCGCAGGTGTTTTTACATTCTTATAAGGAAAACAAATGAAGAAAATTCTAGCAATCTTGGCTTTGGCCACAACAGCGTCTGCTTTTGCAGCAACAGGCATCAACGTTGAACTTGAACGAGAAAAGGACAAGTCAACTAATGCTTATTCTAACACAGTTAAAGTAGCACCATTTGTCAAGCTAGACAACGGTGTGAAGTTAGATGTTCAACTAGGTGCAGAGCGCACTGACGGTACTGTCAATGGCAGTAAGAACCCAATCACTAACACAGCAGAAGCTCGTGTACAGAAAATGTTTGAAGTTGTTCCTAAGTTGTCACTGGGCGCACGTCTTGGTATCGGCGAAGTGTTCAACGGTGCAAACAAAGCAGGTCAAACAGTTGACTTTGGTTACTATACAGTTGAGCCAAAAGCTGAATATATGATCACTCCAGAATTGTCAGCATTGGCAAGTTGGAGATTCCGTGATAGCTTCAAAGATCAAGAAGCATATCAAACACGTACATGGAAAGTTGGTGCTGGTTATGCAGTAACTAAGAAAGATCTAGTCGAAGTCAAATACTTCAAAGAGCGTGGTGATACACGTTCAAACGGTGTTGCTCTAGAGTACACACGCGGTTTCTAATCTAATTAGGATCAAAAAAAAGGACCTTTGGGTCCTTTTTTATATTAGATCAACTAGATCAAACACTGTTTGCAGTTTAGTACGAATAGTTTTGCTTGAAAAACTATTGCGGAGCCCTTGGTGTAATGGCTTAGGGGCTCTGTCTATTGTGGCCCATGCCCACCCCATATGCTCATCACTTAGTACAGGAACAAATTCTGTGTCTATAACACACAAGTAGGTGTGAAAATTAAAAACTTTATCATTAGACACAAATGTTTCAAGCGGGATAGTCTTAATAATCTTGGGGCATGTGCCTATTTCTTCGTTAATTTCACGCTGTAGACCCTGCCAAGGTGTTTCATTAGTGATATTAGTACCGCCGACTAGACCCCATGTTCCTACATGCTTACCATGGGCTTTCTGCAAGAGTAGAAAACGTCGTGTAGATTTAGCGTAAAATAACGCACCACTACAAACTATCGATTCAGTTACATTTCCAGTCGCCATGTTCCGGGATTATATTCACCTTCGAAGCTCTTGACCCATGAAACCCCGTTCCATAAGTATTGAACTCCTGTGTATATATTCGTTTGCCAGACCATAGTTGAGTTATTCTGAGCGGCGTGGAATAAAACATTCCACGTAGTACCATTGTATTCTATAATATCATTAGCACGAGCGATGAGATCTATTCCAGCTGTTCCTTGCCAGGCTCGGGCACCTGTACCTGCTGGATTAATTGAACTGCCGATATCTTCTATTATTAAAAATCGTTGTCCTGTTGTGGGACTAGTTGGTGTATAGGTTTGTGGGTTGACGATAGCGTCAAATGTTCCAGGACTATTAGGTCTAAAACTACCTGCTGAATTATATCCTAACATGCCTTCTAAAATACCATTGCTGTCTATACCTGTGTTGGCAACTAGTGTGTCCGGGTCGAGATTTAGTAGCAAGACGGTGGTATCATTGGTATTAAGCGCCACAGTGGCTACTACTTCATTACCATTCTTTTGTGTTAAGAACAATCTAGTACTACCGGCAATAAATTTACCAGGATATTGTGATAAGACCACATTCCAATCTATAGCCGCGCCTTGTCTCTGAGGTATTTGCAGTGTAGGTTCTCTAGGAATATAGCCCTCGGTAGGACTTAGCAGTATAGCTTGATTGTTATAAACCTGTATAGTATACTCTGAGACCGCAGTAATTTTAACAGCCAAGGCATCTGAAAAATTAGTAGTACCCTGACCTGCTAGATCCTCTCCTAGTCCTTCAATGTAACCAGTTGGACTAGTCGTCGAACCGCTGTACATACTGCTGATAATCTTAGTGATAACACCCAAATGTTTGACCTTAACTGGAGGACTGATCCATATAGGAGTTGAAACAGTTAGCGTAGATATATCGATAGGCGTATCAGCACCAACTGGTACTTGACGACTATCCCAATTTATATCTTTTAGATCTAATACTGTTAGACTGGTCCAATCAATGTAGTTGTCAGTTGTTTGTAATTCTAAACTAGGATTGAATAAAACTAATATCTGTTCCAATAGCTGTAACTTTTGATCAGTGTTAGCAGTCCAGATATCTATCTTCATGTCTAGCTTAAATGGAGTAGGCATTAGACGTTCTACTGTATAATTACGACCTTGTGTCGTAGTATAAGCACCATCTGTAGCGTCAACATCACGTTCACGAAAATTCATTTTACTAACAAATGTAGCATCGCTGGTACGCTCACGATCTAACGCCAACGAGCTCACATAGACTGAAATTCGGGGAACTGAATTAATCTTGTTTTCACTGTTGTTACGTATTATGCTGGCCACTGCACGATCTGCATCTCCGTACATAACCGGTACACGTACTAGAGTGCCGTCTCCGTATTTGACTACAAAATTACTGAATACACGTATAGTCTGAGTAATATATCTTCTTACTTGCCCGTCGTAGAACCACTGCATTATAGATCCGCCCTAGGTTTAAGCGCAGTTGACAAACTCTGTCTCTGTGCTTCTCTGTAGTTATATAATGTTACAGTCCATTCACCTGAAATTGGTATAGTCTGTTGTGCTGTATCATCTATGAATGTGTCTTGGCTAGGACTAAAAGTTCCTATAGCATGCCCGCCGCTGAGACTAGTGCCTGTAGTGGGATCGTAGGTAGTAGCTGAATTTCCAGCATCTAACGCAGTTCCGGGTACGATGTATGGTAAATTTATCTTGACACATGTGCTGGTTATTCCAGCAGGACTGATATATGTGTAACTAGATATCAACGATGGATAGTCTGACAGTGTATATTGTAAAATTGTAGTATCATATTTTAATACCACATACGGTGCAGTGGTATACGGTATTCGAGTTCCGATAGTGCTAGCCCCTATAGTCAACTGTACTACATCACTACCTACTGCATCATTGTAGGTATAGGTGCTGTTATTAATAAATCCAGTCTTCAATGTACTACGTGTGTCATTATTAGTCATATTCATCCTTACAGCATCTTCAACTTTGACCCAGAATGTGCTGTCGAAACGGAATAATCTATTAGGTAAAAAATCTGTACGGAGGAAGAAATCATTAGTTGCAGGATGACTAGGGAACTGTATGCCAAATCCAAAGGCATAGCCGTTTTGTGGGAATCCGTCGCCTACTAGATACCCCGTATAGCCAGATCTAGGCGGCACAGAAGCGGCCGCGGTTGAGCTGGCATTGAGCAACGCTGTGGTACTACTGGCATCTGTAATTGTCTGATCGCTAGTTTGTATGCTAGGCACGCCATTACTGTCTACACCTAGTGTATAGAATTGTCTAGTTTCATATCCGCTCTTAGGAGCATCTGCTTCAGCCTGTGCTACTATCTGATCACCGATAGCCAACTCCTGGCTGTGTGTGCTCAATAGGTCACGCAGAGTAGTATTGGCAACATCATTGCCATTGGCGTCTTTGGCCGGTTGATTAAGTATGTTTGCATACTGCTGGCTGTCCACTATCTTTTTACACTTGAGTCTGTATAGGTGCGGGAACCAGGTTACACTAAATCCTTCACTTGCGCGGCCTACATCTTCTATGACATAGTAACGAGGTAGACCAAAATCAAAATCATTAAGGGCAAAGGTGTCTTTTAAATGGGGCAATTCAAACACATCACCGCTAATAGGCTTACGACCTATAGTATTGATACAGTCGTTAATATGTATGGTCATGTAAATCGTGTCGTTATCAATAAAGAGACCAAATTGGCTGAGATTAAAATCAATATTTTGCACACTGTACATACCGCGCATGAGGTAAATCTGTGTGTCATAGTTTCTATCACGATTTTCTAGGAACAATAGATCCTGGATATTAGCGATACTCTGTGTGCCATAAACCGGCTGATCGCTAGTGCCCGAAGTTTTTACTTGCGGGCCTAGGTATTTGTGCAGGTATATGTCGGTACCACCAGCTTGAAACATCTCGCTAGCGTGGCGGTCAATGAATTTAAAGTCATTGCCTTTTTCTGGTTTGTATAAGGATAAGCGTGGCATATGATATTTATCGCCAGCTAAATATACTAGGAGAACTAAATTATGGACGATTTCCCATCAAGTACGCAGAGCAATAGTGTAACCGAAAGAAACAAGGTATTCGAATACGTGAAAACCATGCTGGGCGACGGCATGATTGAAGTAGAATTAGACCCTACTCACTATGAAATCGCTTTAGATCGCGCACTGACTAGACTACGCCAACGCAGTCCTAATGCTGTTGAAGAAAGCTACTTGTTTTTAGAGCTTATACAAGACCAAAACGAATATAGATTACCGGATGAAGTAATAGAAGTAAGACAGGTATTCCGTCGAAGCATTGGTTCGAGAACAGGTATGGGTGCAGGCGGCACATTATTTGAACCATTCAACTTGGCCTATACAAATACCTATTTGATGTCGGGTAGTATGATGGGCGGACTAGCAACTTATGACATGTTTGCAGGATACCAAAAACTAGTAGGTCGTATGTTTGGTAGTTTTATTGAATTTTCATGGAAACGTGCTACCCACGTATTGAATATTCTACAACGACCTTTTGCACAGGGCGAACAAATTCTTATACAAAGTTACAACTTCCGTCCAGACTGGGTATTGCTACAAGATGTCTATGCTAAACAATGGTTAAAAGATTATACATTGGCCACAGCCAAGATGATGCTAGGACAAGCTCGTAGTAAATTTGGTTCAATCGCAGGACCAGGATCACCGATAACTCTTAACGGTACAGCATTAATAGCTGAAGCCAAAGAAGAAATCACCAATTTAGATAAAGAATTAGAAACACTCATAGCCGGCGGAAGTGGTTACTACTTCGTCATAGGATAATACATGGCCAAGTTCACAGACTTAACAGTATTTTCAGGTTCATTAACCGGTACAGAAATCACAGCCTTAGTGGTTAATGTATCGGGCACACTGACCAGTGAACAGGCCACACTAAGTCAGATAGGTAGTTATGTTCTAACAGGTAATGCAGCTTCGGCCACTAAACTAGCGACTGCTCGTAGCATCAACGGAGTGGCCTTTGATGGCACACAAGACATAACACTAGTGGCTACTATTCCCACAGCTAGCTCTATCACCCTAGGTGGTGTTATTATTGGAAGTGTTGGCACTACTGGAATAAACAACGTTAGCGGATCAATAAGTTTAGCCAATGCTAGTAGCACACAGTTAGGCGCAGTCAAGATTGATAATAGTACTATTACCTTAAATGGTAGTAATCAAATACAATATGTATTGCCAACAGCATCTAATATTGTGTTAGGCGGAGTCAAACCCGACGGTACAATCATTACCAATACAAGCGGAGCTATCACAGTAGCCACTGCTAGTTCATCTGCATACGGTGTTATAAAATATGACAACACTACGTTGACATTAAATGCTAGCAATCAACTACAATACTTGTTACCATCTGCTAGTACCACCGCATATGGTGCTGTAAAATACGACGGAACTACTATCACCCTTAATGCTAGTAGTCAATTACAATATGTTTTACCTGCCAGTACAGCCAGTGTGCTGGGAGGTGTGATTGTTCAAAGCGTCGGTACTAGCGGATTAGTCAATACGGGGGGTAGTATCGTATTGGCACAGGCTAGCAGTACACAGTTAGGTGGGGTAAAAGTTGGCAATGGAATTAATCTTGCCGGCGATGGTACTATCAGTGTAACAACATACGTTCTACCAGCGGCAACTGCTTCAGTAAGAGGCGGTGTTAAGGTCGACGGAACCACCATAGTGGCCAATGGTGATGTGATCAGTGCTAGTGTATCAGCAGCTACAAGTTCCACACTAGGCGGCGTTACTGTGGCTGCACAGGCTACTAGTGGATTGATATTAGGTACAGGTCTAAGCGCAGGCGCCTTGAGTCTAGCAACGGCTACCAGCACTACGCTAGGCGGAGTGATAATAGATAATAGTACTATTGTAATTAACGCAGGAACTATCAGTGTAAGTGTGATTTCGGCTACTAAAATCGCCATAGGTAGTAATGCAGGCTCTACTGGCCAAGGTACTAATGCAGTAGCTATTGGTGCGTTTGCTGGCCAGACTAATCAGTCTAGTAATACAATTATTCTAAATGCCAGTGGCAGTGCTGTTAACGGTATCCTTAACCAGACTAGTAGTTTCTATGTAAACCCCATTAGAAGTAATATCTCGTCTGCATTTGTCTACTATAATAGTACCACATACGAAGTCACTTATAGTACTAGTCTGGGTTACATCACTGGCGCTGGTGGTACAATAACCCAAACTGGAAGCAGGACCAGCGGTGTAACTATAGGCAAATTGACTGGACAAATTACTCTAGTTGCCGCGGCAGGTAGTACGACTCCTACAACATTTACAGTGACAAATTCAACAGTGTCAGCAACAGACACTATTATACTAAATGTGTCTAGTTCTACTAATGTTTATTTGACTTTTGTGACAGCTATTGCATCTCAAAGTTTTAACATCACCTTTTATACAACGGGCGGTACTACTTCGGACAGTCCTGTATTTAATTTCACCGTAATTAAAGGTTCGAACAACTAATTTCTTGACCATGTAATAAAACTGTTATATACTAGAGCTAAC